GAAATGTACGGTTTATTAAAATTACAAATGAAGAGGGAATAACAGAAATTGCACATGCCATACATACAAATCAATATCTTATTTTAAATAAACATGTAGTTGACAAAATTGATGGAATCGTTGAAATAGAATTTCCACCAACTCCTAAATCTCCTAATGTATGGACTTTTCAAATTCGTCCGAAAAATATTTATATCTTACCACAATCTGATGTGGCTATTATATTTTCTCGACTTATGCCTATGGGTCGTGACATTCGTAAACATTTTATTTTAGATACAGACTATAAAAAATTAGATTCTATTGGAGAATTATGGTCTCTTTCAAGATTTGAAGAAGAAGCGGCTGTTGAGATTCGAACTTCATGCCGCCCTGTTCAAGATGCAACGATGGTTACAGATGACCGTAGTCAAACAGGATATATATCTCGAGGCATGCTTGTTGAGGGAGAGACCATTTGTGGAAAAAGTGGTTCTATGTTAATTCGGCCTAATAAATCTCCAGGAAATCGTAATATTATTGGAATTCAAGCTTGGAAATATAAGGAGTATTATCGTCGAACAATTATTTATCAAGTAGTTACGCAAGAAAATTTGGAACATATGATTGAGCAAGTTCATATTCAGCTTGGCCAACCCCAAATTATACAAACTGGTCCTCTAATTGCTGAACCAACATCTTCGCAAGCGGAAAATTTAATTGATACGCATATCGAAATTATTGGATCGGTGCCAGCAGATAAGCGTGTTGGAATGGTTGGTAAAACAGCCTTTCGGCGTACAAAAATAGCTCATCTGATGGATAGAGATGGATATCAATCTAAGCGTGTTCCTGCTGCTTTAAATCCATTTGATCCTCGTCTTGTAGTTAATGAACATCCAATGAAACATTCAATAAATAAATACGGACGAGGAATTGTTGGACCATTTGATTTGACTTTGCTTGAGAAAGCAACGCATGATGTTGCTTACTGGATGAAGACTCAATTAGATAAGAAAACATTTAATACAAATTTAACTTTAGAAGAAGCTGTTACAGGTATTCGTGAACATGGATCTAATCCTATAGATTGTAAAGCTTCACCTGGGCTTCCATATGTCTGGGATAAATTTCCTGGTAAATTGCCTGGAAAGAAAAATATTGTTCAAATCAATGAAGAAGGAAATTGTGAAATTATTGACCCAACTTATCCTCTTAAATTTGAAAAATTTTTCTTTAAACTTCAACAAGGTGTTATACCTCCATATTCATCTTATGATTTTCCTAAGGATGAGCTTCGTCCTATTGCAAAAGCACTCGGATCTATCGAGGATAATACGCCACCTAAAACTAGATCAGTAACATGTATGTCTCTTGATATTATATTATCATGGAGACGATTAACACTAGATTTATTTGCATCATTACATCGCCGAGCTAGGGGAGATTTTCCATTTGGACCTGGGATTAATCCTGAAGGTCCAGATTGGACTCGTTTGTATCATTATCTTAATATACATCCCCATGCTTTGGATTTTGACGTCTCAAATTGGGATGGTCATATGCCAATTGATTTAATGATGGCTGTGGGAGATGCATTAGTAATTATGCTTAACCTTAAAACGCATTCCCCACAAGCAAAAGCTATATACTCTATATTAACAGAAGTAGTTTTTGGACATGTTCAATTTGAAGATGTCGTATATCATAAACTTCGCGGTCTTATTTCTGGCTTTCCTGGAACCGCGGAAACCAATACGCTTGCACATATTATTTTGCTTTATTATTATTATTTAGTTATATGTGAACAAAAATATTTATATCATTTAATGAATTATTCAACCTTT